TGAAAATCTTATTGTTTAAATTCGTAAAGAAGGAAGAATTTGCTGGAAGATTCACTATTTTGATTATAGCGCCAGATTGCATATTATGACTAGGGCTCGTAATTACAGTGTTAGTAGTCGTGTTACCCGTTATAGCTGAGACAAATAGAGATTCGGCATTAGTAGTAACTTGATTAAGATAGAGGATATATCCCTGCTGGTTACCACCCATAATGTTAGGGAAGTCGGCCTGTTGAGTAATCCAATTGAAGTTGGCCTCTTGCCACATTGTTTTTCCTTCTTTTCCTTCAACAAAATCAGACCATCTTAGTCCATTTTGATTCTGATAAGTTCCAAGCGCAGTAAGTGAATCTGTGAATATTCCCCAAGAATCACCTTCATAATTATAACATAAACGACGATCAGGATAGGTGCCGCGATTTTCTACGGCAGGATAAATCCAATAAGCCAGTTTATTTTGGAAATCACGTATTCCATGAACTCGTTTTGCTCCGTTATTCTGATTCTGAATAAGAGATTGAACGAGATCGGGAATCTTGACATCAATACGCTTGCTTTGATAGCTATCACATTCGACGATCCCCTTGTCTCCGATCCCCACCAATGACGTATCAAATTGAACTCCTGAAAATGTAGATTCAACTCCCAATTCCGAGTTTACTTTTTCTATCTGAAAAGGAGCAATAGATCTTCCGGTATATCTTAATTGCCATGTGGATCGTTCGCAATAAATGACTAGGTTATCTCTTACGAAACCAACGGTAATAATATCTTCTGAAGTAGGAATATCAAGAAATCCCCCTTTTCCTCTAATGTCATCTTTCCAAGCATCAGCACTTATTACTGTAACAATAGCGCTGACATCTGAAAATGGATTCCCAATAGCTGCCCATCTTATGCGATTGGGAAATTGAACGTTATTTTCAACAGTATTAAAAACTACCATTCTTCCCCTAAAAGGAAGCATACATCTGCAAGTGTTGAGCTTATCTCCTGCTACATTGATTGTAGGAGAAAAATTTATCCAGTTTGTTCCAAATTGACCATTTGTGTATCTGATAGGATCCGAAGTGTCATTGGTTTCCCAAAAAACTTTAAAGTTTCCATCGGAGACCCAATAATTTGTTGTCCAAAAGAAATCAGAATTAGATCCCGTCCATGTTGTTCCTGGTAAAAACTCTTCGAATCCTGAGTTATATTCATAGGCATATTTTGTATCAAAGAAAACTGTCTGCTCAATGTTAAGCGCTTCATCTTCTCTTGTTCTAATTCCCATCACAGGAAGCCCTGGAAAATAATTAAAGCTTACCATTGTCGGTAATCCAGCAGTTGCACCGATGATTACTATATTCCCTGTAAGATAATTGATGGTTCCTGTTATTCCACTTGGAGGGTCTGTGGCTAGTGTTCCATCGCCCTGATCAATAAGTTTATCTGTCCATCCTGTTACAACAGACCATGTACCACCTGCTAGATATGTTCCCCATATTGCAGAACTGACGTTCAACTGGAAATGATCTACATCAACTACAGTGATTGTATATGATCCTTCATTGATCTCATTATCCCCACTACCATCAACTATTGTAACTCCTGAAATTGTAACTACATCTCCTGTAGATCTTCCGTGCGCAATAGCGGTAACATCGCAATTTGCTTCTATGGTATATCCAGTAATAGCACCTGTAGTAAATGTTGGATTAACCCATACAAATACACTCCCTGGTTCAATCTGCGCATTAGGCTCTTTTGTGAAAGGGGTGACTATATCAGTATAAAGATTGAAAGAAAAAGGATCGGCACTTACTGGAGTAAGCAACACATCAATAAACATACGTCGAAGCCTGCCAAGCTTAAGCCATCCTTGCTTTCGCTTGATTCTTTCACGCCAGACATATGCATTAATGAGCGTGGGATAAGCATCATCAGGCAAGAGGAATTCTTCTCTATTCTGGACTAGTCCAGTTGAGTTACCGGCTACCTTTAGAGGCTGATAACCGCTACCCACCGAACCACCCCTGACTTCCGTTGTTCCATCCTTGCGTTTGCTGAGTAGAGCTGAATATAGTGCTATTGCGCTGCCCTATTTCCTCTACGCCATTGCGCTCTAAAACAAGAGCTTCTTGTTCTTTAAACATCCTGCCTACATTATCAACGCCATCAGTGTCTTGACGGTCATTAAGAATATCCATAGCAGCGCCCATAGCAATATACTTAGCCCATTGATTGAGGATGGGATTATCTGTCGTTGCCATGAATTGAACCGGAGACAAATAGGTTTCTACTTCAACCTTATGGATCAATTTAGGAACAGGTCTTACAATAAAGTAATTATTCCAGAAGAGTAGTGAATACGGCCTGCCTGTTTGATATTGAGACACCCATAGAGTCATTTGCTGGCCCGAAGTGGGAGCAACGGGGAAGTTAATGCTAAATGCCCCTGTGACATAATCAACCGTTCCTATAGCGTTCGTAAATGGAGTGGTTTGCGTCGAAACATTATTCAATCCAGGATTTAATGTGTTTTGATTGTGCATTCCGGGAATAGGTTGACCAACCAATGAAGGAACGGGCGCATTTGCTATTGTATAGAGATCTGTGTACGGAGGAATCGTTACTATAGGTTTAGGCACTTGAAGTTGAAGATTTCCATTTCCATCATCAGCCACAGAAATTGCGTTTCCATTAATATCTACCCCACCCAATACCACTTCACCTCGAAGGAATGGGGTACCACCAATAGTAAAATTGAAGGCTGTAGTAACGCCATCGCCTGTTATGGGCTGAAACTTAGTTGGCCATCGTGGCCACATAGCATAAAATGCATCTCTATCTTTGAATAAAGAACCTCTTATTCCTTCGAAATAAACAGGCTCACGCACACCCTGATTATAGTTAACATCCAGAGGGTATTTATCAATGTTTGGTTCTGTATAGAATGTGTATACACTTCTTGTTACATCAAGCTTGATAGCATAAGGGAAATCAAAATTGTAAAAATTATTGATTGCCTGATCGATTTGTGAGGTGGGCAAAGAAGCTTCACTCGCAGACGCTGTTAACCGTCTAACTTTTCGCCTTATATATGCTACTGTTGAGTCTGCGGGTGAAACCATCTTTATACCTATAATTTAGAATGAGATAGGAACAAATTCGTGCAATTTTTCGTTCTGGCCATCTTTAATAGTAGGCACACCATTAGCATCTAAAAGATCAGATCTTCGCGCCAATCCAGGGCTTTTATTAACATCATCTACCAGACCCTTGGGGACGTCATATTCATGATTCGGGATAAAATGCCATGTATCAATGGAATCACCAGCATATTTACAATATGGTTTAGTAAGTCGCTCACCGAGACCTCTATGGTTGATATATCTCGCTTTCACGATCTTGGCATCTTCTTCTTTTTGTTTCAAATATTGTTCTTTATGTTTTGGATCAATGGACTTGCCTCCATGATCTTTCACACTATTTGCTACGCTGTTAATAAGACCGTGTCTTTCACCGTTTTTTGTTATCATCGCTTTCATCTCTCAATTTCCTTGATTATTCAATGATTGGAAAGGCACTTTCGTACAATCATTTGTAATTGTTAAATTCCTAGATCCAGCAGGCGCCATTGTAGCTGGCATTTCCTGTCCTGTGCCTGGCACCGAGAATACATCAAAATAACTTGAATTGATATCTAAACTGAAAACATTCGAATTTATCGCTATGATTTGTCCTATAAGGCCATTTGCTTGCTGCATTCCATAAGATGCAGGAATATTAAGACGGACACATTGTCCGACGATGTATGTATTTTCTACCGTGTCTGTAAATGTCACCTGCATTGGAGAGTTATTCGTGATAGCAGTGATGACAAGAAACCCAGGTATTACTTTAGTGGGTGGTAGATATATATTAGCGCTCATAAATTTCCTATAAAGAGCGCCCCTTTTTACAGGGCGCCCTATTGAGATGACAGTGGATATTAGGTTTCAAACTTATATGCAATCCAATTAATTACATCCGAAGCTGCTCCAGCAGGAGATTGTGCGCCCCCGGACAAGAAAATATATGGAGTAAACTGCCCAGTGTGGAAAGGAGTCTTTTGGAACTCATATCCAGTTTGAACTAGAGTGTTTGGGTTGAAAGTTGTTGCAGATCCAGCAGGCGCTAATGTTGCAAACAATGCGGCTGTAGGGCTACTTGTTGTTAAAGGGAAAGTGAAAGTTGTGAATGCAGAGGAGTCAATATCAACTGTTACGTTATATGCTCCAATAGGATCAGATGCTGACACTGCATTTACTGCTACAATAGTTCCTGTAAGTTGATTCATTTGCGTCATTCCAAATGAAGAAGGAACGCTAAAGTGAATTTTATTTCCAACAACATAGAATGGAGCTGGATCAACAGATGTTGAAACAACCGCTTGAGATGCTTTAGAAATGTTAGTGATATACAAGAATTCAGGATCGACCGCTGCATGAGTAGATACTCTTCTTGTAAATCCGGCTGTTGCAGCTGCAAGTCCGTTTGCCGCCGTGTTAGCAAGACCTAATAGAGTATATCCAGAACCAGAAACGCTAGAAATTTGAAATACCATTCCGCCAATTGTTAGATCACCGGTAGTACTATAAATTCTAATGAAATCACCATTTGAATATGTATTCGTTTGAGAAACAACTGCTGGATCTGCTGCTGTAATACCAGTGATCGCATTAGCTGCTTGAGGTTCTACAACAGGTGAAGTAGTCACATATGTGAATCCATTAGAAGCTGTAGAAGTAGCGAAAGTATCCAAGTTTAATACGCTTGTATTCGCCGATTTTTTCCAGCGCAGGCCATCATTAGCAGCCGTTTGACCAGCTCCAAATTTAGGACCATACCATTCTGATCTTACTACTACTGGAGTAGCTGGAGCGAGTGGAAGCTGAGTGATATTTGTAGCGACAAAATAATCTGCTGAAGAGGGAAGATTAATTTTAACCCCTGCTCCAGTAGAAGTAAATGAATCGCCTGTAATGATTGTAAAAGGCATGATTTACTCCTATAGTCTTTGTGTTACGTTAAGGCCTGAGATCCAGTTTTGGTTTGTGATCGCACGTGCGATGGCAAACTTAGCATATAACTGGCTGTTTTGTGCAACAGAAGATACAACATATGGAGGGCGATAACCCAAGATAGCGGTATAATTATTTTGCTCAATTTTTGCGGCAGCTTCTAGACCATACATCGGTATAGTATAAACAGTCGCACCGCGTAATGAAGCCCCTGGAATTTTGTTCGCTTTGCTAGAAACAAAGAATCTGAATCTAGAAATAGAGCAATATTCTTCTGGGCGTAAACCTTCTTGTGTTGGATATG